TAATCCCAACGACGAATGCGTACTATGCCAAGAATCGATAGAAGAAAATTCCAGTGCCGCGCACAAGGCAATAGGCTGGGTAACTGGTTTTAATCCTTACCCTAAAGCGGATAGTGGCCAGTGCTGCTACCAGTGCAACCAGACGGAGGTAATCCCCGCCCGGCTGGCTGTTTTCGGTATTACTTTCTAGAAACATTCTAATGTTAGCGATCTAAGGCGCCTTAATCGGCGCCTTTTTTTTGGCTAGTGAAATGGCCCCGGGCCGGGGGCCGTGATCCCATAGCGATCCTACCAGCCCAAACCAGCATGGAAGCGGGACCGTGTGCCACGCTTCACCGGGATCGGGCCGGTCACTAGCAGGTAATCGCGCTCTCGCAGCTCATCGGCGGTGAATCCTGCTAACACTGGGCCAAGGGCCGGGGATCGCGAACTAAGGCCCGGGGATCGGCTTAGATCGGCCCCGATCGGACGGGATCGGTCCAGCCTCCCCGGTCCGGATTGGTAGAACACTACATATGGTATGCACAAAAAAGGCCAGGGGAAAATGTGCATTTTGGAACGCGCAGGATACGTGGCCTGTAGGTAATGAGAAATTTCTTATTACTACATATTGTGGTTGGGTCCCCCGGCCAATAAAGGTTATCTACTAGGACAGACCGATCGTTCCAGAATCAAAAATCGCGGACCCCGGAGGATTTCCCCAGCTTGGTGCTTGTGCAGGTTCCGCGCTCACAAATACGCGAAAAAACAAACAAGTTTTTTTATAAAAAATTAGTTATAATTAGCACCGATAAAGTCGCATACGTTCTTATACATTAGGCGCAGAAATGGTTGATTCCTCTTTGGACCCTGACGAGCAGAGATTGAAGCTTGAGCTACGGTTAGCGCAGCTTGATCAAGTGGAAGCCTGTCACGGAAACTTTGTCCCTTTTGTCCGCTCCATGTGGCCAGAGTTCATTACTGGCAAGCACCATGAGATCATTGCCGAGAAGCTAGAACGGGTGGCCAAGGGCGAATTAAAGCGTTTAATCATCAATATGCCTCCTCGTCACACAAAGTCTGAATTCGCTAGTTATCTTTTTCCTGCATGGATGATCGGAAAAAATCCTGCTATGAAAATTATCCAAGCCACGCACACCACGGAGCTTGCGGTAGGTTTCGGACGTAAAGTAAAAAATTTATTAGAACGCGAAGAATATTTGGAGATTTTTCCTGATGCAAAACTTGCCGTCGATTCAAAGGCTTCGGGTCGTTGGGACACCGCCCGGGGTGGTATGTATTATGCTGTTGGGGTGGGTTCTAATCTTGCTGGTCGCGGTGCTGACTTGTGTATTATTGATGATCCTCATTCTGAGCAAACAGCTATGTCTAATTCTGGCTTCGATGATGCGTGGGATTGGTACACGGGTGGGCCGCGTCAGCGTCTTCAACCGGGAGGAGCGATAATAGTTGTAATGACTCGTTGGTCTGAGAAGGACTTAACGGGCCAATTAACGCGGAGCATGGCCCGCGATCCTTTGGCAGATCAGTGGGAGATAGTAGAATTTCCTATGGAGCTACCTTCTGGAGAACCGTGCTGGCCACAGTACTGGAGCCAAGAAGATTTAACGGCGGTCAAGGCGTCTATCCCTCTGAGCAAGTGGAATGCTCAATATCAACAGAATCCCACGGGCGATGAGACGTCTATCTTGAAACGGGAGTGGTGGAACCTTTGGGAGAAGGAGAAGGTACCGGCTTTGGAATACGTTATACAAAGTTATGATACTGCTTTTAGCAAAAAGCAGACGGCGGATTACAGTGCTATTACTACGTGGGGTGTTTTTTTCCCAAACGAGTCAGGGACCCCTAACCTCATATTATTAGATTCTGTAAAGGGCCGATGGGATTTTCCAGAATTAAAAGCGAAAGCGTATGAGCTGTATCGGTTCTGGGAGCCAGAAACGGTTATTATCGAGGCAAAGGCAAGCGGAACGCCGTTAACGCATGAATTACAGAGCATGGGTATACCTGTGGTAAACTTTACGCCTTCTAGGGGTAATGATAAAGTATCGCGTGTACACAGTGTCGCTCCGTTGTTTGAAAGTGGAATGATCTGGGCACCCGACGAGACTTGGGCGGAAGAGCTGATAGAAGAGTGCGCTGCGTTCCCTAACGGGGAGTTTGACGATTTGGTAGATAGCACCACACAGGCATTGATGCGGTACCGGCAGGGTAACTTTGTACAGTTACCTTCTGATGATTGGGAAACCCCCGAACCCACACAAATTCAGTATTACGGCTAAATACTATGAAGCTAAATAAATTTTTAAAAAATAAAATTAACTATCAGTATATGCCTGATATGACCGATAGCGAGTTAGCTAACGCGGATTTTGACGAGGATGGCATACCAAGTGGGGGAATAGCTTCGACAGGCACCGGTGTCACCCCCACCACAGGCACCACTATCTCTTTGGCTATGCAGCAGATAAGAGAGCAAATAAACAATTTAAACACCCAACTTTCAACGCGCACGGAAACCGGACCAGAATTAGAGGCGTTAAAGCGACAAGCGTATGCAGAATTCTTAGCGTTTGCTTTAGATAACGATGGGGTTAATTTTACCAAACAAGATTTCGCTGATGCCTTGAGCATAAGTGTAGAGAAAGCGGAACGCGATTATTACAATTTTGATTTCACCGATGTTGAGCCGTTAGGTTTAACGTATACCGATGAAGTTGCCAAAGCGGGGGCGACTTCCACCTCAAACGGTCTTGGTATATACGGGGAAAGCACTCTTCCGGAAGGGATGAAGCGTAGCTGGACACCAACCGCAATCACCGCTGAAGACGTATCGGTTCCAACCTCCTATGGCCTTATGGATGCGGCCACTTTAGAAAAATATTTACCTTCGGATGTGACACGAAGGGTTAACGAAGTCACACAGGGAACTCCTGCTTACTCGGCGGGAAGCACGTTGCCCGCCGGGCTTTTTGACGCTATTAATTTTCCAGAACAGACCATTAACCGTGGTGTTCCGGTAGTTACTAAAGGAATCGATGCCCAAGGGAATCCGACCACGGCTATTACAATGGGTAATGCGGCAGCGACACCTTCTGGCGCGAACATAGGACAACTAGATATTTCTACCTTGTTGCCCAGCACCGGCATGGGAATCAATGCCGACGGCTCTGGGACCGCGACGGTAGGAACGTTAGACACTACGGGCAACATTATAGGATCAAGTGCTGACACGTTAAATATGTTCGACACCGGCATGGGCAATACTAGTACGATAGACCCCAATTTCATTGGGCTTTCCGGCACTGGCGGTACAACTGGCGGTACAACTGGCGGTACAACTGGCGGTACAACTGGCGGTACAACTGGCGGCAATGTTACTGGCGGCAATGTTACTGGCGGCAATGTTACTGGCGGCAATGTTACTACCGTAGTACCTCCCGTGGTAGTACCTCCCGTGGTAGTACCTCCTGCTCTCTCACAAGCTCAAGTTATACAAAATTTATTTAATACCTCGCAGACCAAAGACATTGCCGCCCAGAGGATTGGGGACTATGCCGCGTCGGTAGGTGGGATTACCGCCGAAAACATTGCAGCGGCGGTAACGCCTATCCTTTCTGGGCAGATGGAATCTCCCAATACGTTTGGAATGGCCCCTGTAGGCGCAGATGGTACCGAACAAGTGATGCAAGCCGTCCAAGATTTTGGTTACGGTCAGCTTACAGGTGGACCCGATGTCGCTTCCTTTATCACAGAGAACCCCATGATTGCTTCGACGGCACAGCCGGTAGAACTGTCTCCCGCCGAACAACTAGCAGAAAATAATGCAAGACTGCAATATTTAACCACGCAAGATGCTGCCATAGGCACCGGCGCATACACCGAACAAGAGGCCGCGATGCGTGGGCTGGACTTTGCGAAACGTCAGGGCATGACCTTGGACCAAGCAGGTGCAGGCTTTGGCTTGGACGAAGCAGGTGTAAGAGCAAGAGCGGACGAATTGGGTATAAACCTTGCGTCGTTAGGCTTTAACCAAGGTGGTTCCGTAAATTCACAAGACAGAAGCCCTGTTGAGCTACGGCAAGATGCTGTTGGCTCACGGCTCATGCGACAGACCGGATTAGCCAGCTTACAAGGAGCTACAATGAGTCCCGAGATTTCAAGTACACTTGATCGCATCATGGCTAGGAGCAAGTAGAGCATGGCTAACGGCAATGGCGAAGGCATCACTCCTATGGTTGAAAGATCAGTTGGTGTTGAGATTATGGAGGACGTTGAGGTAGGCGCTCCAAACACCAATGGTTTAGGTGAAGACGCCTTGATCGAGATAGAGATTACCGAGTCTGACGATGGCGGTGCTATCGTAGATTTTGATCCTCAAGAAAACGAGGAGTTTATGGATGAGGATGGCGATTTCGACAGGAACCTTGCCGAAGACATAGATGACGGTGTTTTGGGAACCTTATCTGCTGATCTACAAGGGCAGTACGAAGGTAATCGCGAGACACGTAAAGAGTGGGAAGACACGTATTCAAAGGGTTTAGCGTTACTTGGCTTCAACTACGAAGACAGAACACAGCCTTTTCGTGGTGCAACGGGCGTTACGCATCCTTTGTTGGCAGAAGCCGCTACTCAGTTCCAAGCACAAGCCTACAACGAGCTATTACCCCCCGATGGTCCGGTTAGGACCGTGGTTATGGGTGCGTTAACCAAAGAAAAAGAGCAACAGGCCAAGCGTGTTAAAGAATTTATGAACTATTACATCACCGATGTAATGGAAGAGTACACGCCAGAGTTTGATCAGATGTTGTTTTATCTCCCCTTGGCAGGCTCTACGTTTAAGAAGGTGTATTACGATGCTGGGTTAGATCGTCCTGTCAGTACTTTTGTACCGGCGGAGAACCTTGTGGTTCCTTATGAGACAACTAGCCTAGAAACGTGCCCTATTATCACTCATGTGGTACCTATTTCGGCTAATGACCTGCGAAAGCAACAAGTATCGGGGTTTTATCGTGATGTTGAGCTAGAGGCGCAACAGTCTAACCAAAGCGAAATAAGGAACGAAATAGACCGAATAGACGGCACAGACCCGTCGGCCACGGTTAATTATGACGTAACTCTGCTC